TCAGGATTAAAATTATGAATGTACTGAACGCAATTTTCGATTCCATCAGAGATCATGTCCTCCTTAAACATGTAGTTCACAAAGTTTGGCTTGAAGGACAAGTGATTTGCGATCTTCAAGAAACACTCACCAATATAACGTGGAATAGGTGGTTTTGTCTCCCATCTCTTAGATCTGTCTTCTTTTGTAGGTTCTCTACCGTGCAGTTTGATGAAGGTTCTTTCAACTTCACTGCGATACTCTACTAATGCTGCGAGGAACTCTTTGTTGTTAACATAATGTTCCGACCTTTTTCTTTTGGTCATACCTGGTTGTATCATCAGTTTGTCTCATAATATGTATAGATTATACCATCTACACTAATACTTGACAAGGTATGTAATTGTCTGTAGAATAACTCTGTTAGGGTTGATAGGACAGCTTTAGGTACTCTTAAATATCTTCTCTAAGACCTCTTTCATATCATTTACATTACCAATACGACCCATCTTACGATCAATTTTAGAATAGTTACTATCGTTTTTAGTATTGGAACTTCTGACATATTCTTGATACATCATAATCATTTCAACATCTGATGATTCTGACATCGTTAGTATATCATCTAAATTGATAACAAACATGTCGTCAGTTGTTGTCTTTAACCAAGGTTCTATCTTATATCCTTCTATACCAAATTTATTCTTAATCTCTTCAACTACAATTGGATTAGTTACTAACAAGACAGTTCTATCATCTTCCTCAGAAGCTGCTACTTTGGCAAATACTTCTTCACCTGATTTAAACTTGAGTGTTGCATAGAAATCGTCTTCTATCATATCTGACCTCTTAGTTGAATGGTTACAATCTCATAGTTAAAACGTTCTTCATTGTATGTTTTTATTCTTTCTATGAAATGATTAAGAGTGTAATTCCTTCTGTTCTTTGTTGAACAGTCATCAGAGATGTCATATAAAGTTGCTTTTACTTTGTCTTTTCCTTTTCTAAGAACTCGTCCAATACTCTGAAGATTTCTGATTCTGGACTTACTTGGAGAGGCAAAGATAACATTATGGAGGTTTTTAATATTGATACCTGTAGAAAAAGTTCCATAAGAGGCAACGATAATTGCGTTGTTTTCTCTTTCTGTTATTTCTCTTACTAATTCTCGTTCTTCAGCACCAACTCCACCATGTACAAAAAATACTTTGCGGTCATCACTCTTGTTATTATTTATCTTCTCGTAGAGTACCTGTCCATGGGACTCGACTCTTTGGAAAAGAACAAGTGTGTTGCCTTTAAGATCTAATGATAGATTCCTAATAAAATTATTTCTTTGTTCGTGAGTGATTAAATACTGTATCTCATCTTCATAAGTTTCAAACTTTCTTGGTGGATGTTTAAGAACAAGACATTGAATATCTAACTGAGACAAATGTCCTTGTCGCATTAACTCATCAGTTCTTGTCACTTTATATGATGGTCCAAAGAGACCCTCAAGAACCCACTTATGAGTTTGTGTTCCATCTAATGTTCCAGTAAAACCAAATCTGTACTTAGCATGATGAAGTTTAGTCATAATCTGAATCAATGATTTAGACTTGAATAAATGTGCTTCATCACCTATAATTACACCATAGTCTTCAAAGAAAGA